CGGCCGAAGCACTTCAGAGGACTTATTGAGACTGCCCTGAATACCCGTACACGCCGGTACGAGTAGCAGTGGTCATCGGTGCGACTCCACCGTTGACAGACCATTCTGCTATCTCCCAAAGCTCCCCGGTTGGAACCTGAGGGAACAAAATGGAAAACACTCCTTGAGCAGCCTGTAGTGTAACCAACGTACCTGCAGTAGCCACGCGTAAGCGTCTGGCGGGTTGAGCTCCTGACTCCACGCAAAGCATATCCGACTCCAAGCGAATTTCTTCACCTGGGCTCCATTGCCCCGTTTTCCAGGGTGAAGCGGCAATGCCTTGGGCGTTGATATTCACATCTGCGAACGCATTCAGAACTGTTATCTCATTGGGTTGGGTTTCAATTCCCACTGGGACGTACAGCCTTACTTGATATTTAAGTAGAACCATGAAGGTGGTCGGTGCTGCGCCGACATCGCCAGTTGTCGCGATGATAACACGCCCTGGTGACAGACGTCTGACGTCCGATCCTGGTTGTGTAAACATCTCTGGTTTGTCGTTCATTGCGACTTGCACGCCTGATTCAGATTCCACCCAAGCTTGCCGAACCGTTGTTTTACGCAACGCGGTCAAGAATGGTATCATTGCTGATTCAACAGATGGAGGTTTCAACTCCGGGTCCTCAATGAACCCCATGGTGTAGCCAGAAGTGACCACAGAACCATTCAGAGCGACTAAGTGGATGCTAGCCCGTTTCCAATCAACGCGCTGAAAAGCGCCAGCCATAATCCTCAAACGAAGAACTGACTGTGGTGTGATCAATTGGTTGAAAACAGTCTGGCCCACCCGAGTGTCTGTCACTGAAATGGTCGCCATGACCTCCTCACCCACAAGGTTGTAGTCGTAGGTGGAAGTCGGCATAGTTGCGGTGTTGTTTACACCAGTTGGCAATAGCGGTGTACGGGCTTGCCCGTTCCCTCCATTAGCGCTCTTGCCTCTAAGCGCCTGGGGTCCTCCGTTACGAACTTGTCTCTTTCCCATCTTCTTTACCATAATAAGAATTTCGGAGTTTACGCAAAAGGCTGCTCGTCAAATTCTTTATCATAGTCAAGCAAATAGGGATCAACAATATCCATTGCCTCGTAACTAAGTTGTTGTTGTGTGGTCAGCCCCCAGGCTTGCTCATAGGAATCCCGTACTGCTTGGGAAGGCACAATCAGTTGTGCTTTTCCGGGCCTATAAGCCATTTTGTTGGCACTATAGTGAGTTGGTGTGATGATGTACTTCCCACCTAACTGTGACAGTTTCTGACCAATATACTGCCCCACTGGAAGCCCCATGCCAAGTGATAACTCACACAGACCCACAGAATACAGATAATTCACACGATGTTTTGGGTGAATCTTTCCGACATACCATGGGAGACGATGTAAAAGTCTCATAGGGTTCCGCACCATAGTGTATCCCACTCCGTTGAAAACAGGTCTTGTTTGACAAAACTCTACTTCTTCCATAACAGTAGCCTGACCTTCTAGTTTGGTCTTCATCCCAAATTGCTCATACCATTCCGGCTTAACGAGATGCGCATTACTTCGATCAACAAAAATGATAAAATCATCTCCGTCTATGTAATAGCACATCCGTATGCCCAAAGTCTTTTCCATTGCGAGCGTCATAGCATAATTGATCAAACTATTTCCACAACCTGTGTTTTGATCACCAGACATCCTAGTATACGGAGTCACGAACTTAGTGCCGTTCTTCGTTGTTCCCGTGTTCAATAACTGCATGTCGAGCAATCGTTTTAGCATTCTATCACCAGGAAAACATTTCTCATAAAACCAATGTTCTAAAAGTAGTAAATCCTTGTTGACATGTGCATCAAACTTACTATGGTCCAATGAAATGGCCACAGGGTTATTAAACATAGAAAACTTCGCTAGAATGTCTGAGCCACGCTGCTGCATGTTTCTTGACTTAGCAAAAATTGGGGTGTCACTGCTATCCAACCATGAATAGATGTAGTGTTCCAACGGGTGGAGATAAGTGGCCAAGGGCAGGCAATACCGTTTTGAGCGATACTGAATACACCGTGGACACGTATAGTTTAACTCATGGGACTTGTCATCCTTGAGAAACATACGTACCTTACCATCCTTAGGCTCTAATGGATAGAGCTGCAGAGATGCCTTGGCCTCCTCCAACAGTCGACGTTTACCACCTGATGCCATACTAATGATGGTATCCTCACTCACTGTGTATAAACGTGCGACTCGCTCTGCTAGCATATCTTTGATGTTCAATGTGCTTGTATATCGTGAACCATCGTCCACTTGATGTCTCTGGCGCAGAGCTACGACCTCGTTACATATACAGCACTTGTGAGTCCAAACAATACTATCAACTAAGGGCGGACTATAGTCGAATAGCTTAGTTGTTTGTCTCTTACTTGCACACCCATCATTGCGGATGCTAACCTTACTGCCTGGTAACACTGGATGTTCAGTTTGCCTTCCCTTAACACAGACAGCAGGCACAATGTGGGTTTTTCAGCCCTTATCGAGGCGGTATTCCCTGCGCAAGAACCCAGATGAAAGTGTTCTTGTCGCTCCTACCGCTCCATCCTCAATAAGAAGGTTTTGTTTGTGCATATCTTCCAAAACCTTAGCGTCCTTTAAAGACTGTCTAACAGCTTGCTCTTCTTTTGGGACAAGCATAGCCAGACCAACTACATCGATTGTCATTTGATAGCGCTGCTTATTTGTGTAAGAGCGCATGTCAAACTTATTCAAGTACTTGGTGAGTTTCACCTTCATGTCCCTGAGTGTTACATTTGTTCTAGGAACAAACGCAAACTCATCGAGTAGCCAATAGAAACAATCCTCCTCAATCTCCACTTTCTTACAGCGTCGCAGAACATGTTTTTCCGCTGTCCTCAACTTTGGCTTCTTAGTTGTGACTAACTCTGCTTCGAAAATGGGTCTATCATCGGATTTAGTAGGACCCTTTGACTGAGTTGCTACCAAACTCTTATTGGCGGAATTTGGTAGTTCGCGCTTGGTGGGCTTATCAGTTTCGCCACTAGCGCTATTTTCGCTCGTCTGTGTTTCAGTTTCCCGAAACTTAGCAGACTTCGCTGAGGATCTACGAGTGAGTGTAGTACCCTGTTGACCCTGGGCCTTCGTGGTAGTTTTCACATCTGTAGCAGAAGATGCTTTTCGCTTCGACTGACCACCCGGATGCAAGAACGATTTGTTTGGAACTAACACCATAGGAGATGGCGCTGCTTCCGCAGGTTGGGCAGGTTCTTTTCCCTTGCCATGCGGAGACGATCCTTTCCTCTTTCTTGAACGCATTGATGATCGATCTGGCTGAGCAGACGTGACGGGACCACTCGGTGTACTCTTCGATGCCGTCGAGTCTCTTCCTGTGGTGCCTCCGGACTTGCCTGTTGAAAGCTTCCTTCGCTGTTCTCCTACGAGGAGAGTTAGCTTTTCTTGCAGCACCTTGATTTGACGCT